CCGTTCTTCCCGGACGCCGACCGCGGCGCGCAGACCGGCAACCAGGATCAGGGCGACATCCGGCATTGCGGGCAGTTCATCTTCGAGGTGAAGGGCGGCAAGCAGTGCCGCGAGCCGGTCGCCCCGCAGACCCTGAACCAGTGGATGGAGGAAGCACGCCAGGAGGCGTTGAACTTCGGCGCAGCTTACGGTGTGCTGGTGCTACAGCGTTCCGGCTACGGCGCGCCGCGCGCCGGGTTCTGGTGGGCGTACGTGACGGTCGAGCAGCTTGCCATTTTCACCGGCGGTCACTACCCGGACGGTCAGGCCAGCTACGTGCCGGTGCGCCTAGAGTTGTGGGCGCTGCTGGAGATCCTGGCGGACATGGGCTACACGGAGGACATCCCTGATGCCGATGAGGCGGTCTAGAGCTCTCACCCCGCTGGAGGCGCTGGAGCGGTTCAGCGCGCGCGCCGAATCGGTGGACTACGCGCCCACCATCAACCGGTACGTGCCGATGCCGCACCAGGAGTTGTTCCACAAGGACCAGCACCGCAACCGAATCGTCGGCGGCGGTAACCGCGGCGGCAAGACGTATTCGACGATCGCCGACGACGTCTGGTGCCTGCTGCGCAAGCACCCGTGGCGGAACCACTTCTACCCCGAGACGGGGCCACTGCGGTTCCGGTTCGTCGGCGTCGACTTCGAGCGCGGCATCGACCAGACGGCGGTCCCGTTGTTCGCCCAGTTCATCCCGCCGTCGGCGCTGGTGAACGGGTCCTGGGAGGACTCGTACCGCGGCAAGGGCGCCGGCTACATGCTGACCCTGGCCGACGGTTCGACGGTGAGCTTCATGTCGTATGAGCAGAAACCGGGCCAGTTCCAGTCCGTGCGGCTGCATCACATCCACTTCGACGAGGAGCCGCCGAAGCCGATCTGGGACGAGTCGATGAAGCGTCTGCTCGACTTCGGCGGCACCTGGACCCTGTCGGAGACGCCGGTGCTGCAGCTGGAATGGGTGTTCGATGAGCTCATCGAGCCCGCCCTGTCCGGCCAGCGCACCGACATCGGCTACGAACTCCTGGACTCGCGGGAGAACATCCACCTCGACCCGGAACTGCTGCGCGAGCAGCTGGCCGGCATGTCGGAGCGGGAGGTGATGATCCGCGTCACCGGCCAGTACGACCGCGCGGGCACGTTCGTCTTCCCCAACTACATCGCCGGACACCCGTACGTGGTGCCGTTCGAGCAGTTCGTGGACGCGTTCCGGCGCAACCCGCGGGAGTGGGTGATCGACGTCAGTATGGACTACGGCTACGCGAACCCGACCGCGTGGCTGTGGCATGCGATCTCCAGCCGCGGCGACATCGTCACGTTCGACATGCTGTATTCGCCGCGCGTCGTCGTCGCCGAGTGGGTGCAGCGGGTGAAGGCGAAGAACGCGGAGCTCGCCGGCATTCTGGGTCTGCCGGAGGGCTGGGAGCCGCGGATGTACGTCGGCGACCCCGCCATCAAGCAGAACAATCAGGGGTCGACGGGCATCTCGATCCAGCAGGAGTATGCGATGGCGGGCATACCGATCGGGGTGGAAGGCATCGTGAAGGCGCGCAGCGGGAACCAGAACATCGGCCTGGACAAGATTCGCACCTACCTGCTGGCCCGCCCGGAGGAGGCCGGCCCGTCGGCGATCGACGGCATGGTGCGGGCGCCGTGGTGGCGGATGACAGACCGCACCCTGGACTTGCAGAAAGAACTGAAGATGGCGCGCCGGCCGAAGCAGTCACTGGCGCACGCCGAGGAGAAGAACCCGTCCGAGGACATCCGCGACAAAGACAACCACGCGATCGACGCAGCGAAGTACGAGTTCGTTATCACGCACGATCTGCGGCCGGCTCAGTTCGCCGTTGAGCAAGATCGCACGTTCGCCGATTTCGTCGCCGACCGATATCATCCGGCGCGCACCTCGCAGCGGACCGACACCGACCTGGATGCTACATTGTTGTCAGGCACCCGGTGGGCGATCTCCGGGTCGTCCTACTCAGACCTGGAGGCATGATGCCGTACACGTTCGTCGCCCGGCCGCAGCAGTACCCTGCGCAGTGCGTGCGCTGCATCCGACGGGAGAACCTGGTCGACTTCGACGTCGACATCGTCGAATACGGCCGGCTGTACCTGTGCTCGGTGTGCTTCGGCGAGCTCGCCGACTTCGCTGGTCTGGTCACCCAGCAGCAGTACGAGGCCGACCTGCAGCGGGCACGGCTCGCGCAGCAGGAGGCTGAGGAGCACGCCGCACGCGCCGTCGCGGCGCCGGAAGGCTTCTACACCCGCGACGACGTCGAAAGGATCATCGAGCATGCTCTGGATAGCGCTCGCAATCGTGCTGGCATTGCCTTGTGGGGCGACGGTGCTGTGGGCATTGCTCCGGTTCCGCCCGCTCCCGAACCGGAGCGCGAGCCCGGAAGTGCAGGCGATGCTGTCGACCCTGCTGGCGCAGATGAGCCAGAGCCAGCGGGAAACCCTGGAGCAGATGAGCCAGAGCCAGAAGACGTCCCTGCAGTCGCTGGTGGCGGCGGCAAAACAGTCAGCATCTACGACCTCATCCCAGACGCGCGATATCGCGCAACTCGTGACGACAGCGATGACGCTGCTGGCGGCGAAGGACCCGATAGCGGCGAGCCAACTGGCGTCCTGGACTAAGCCCGCCGAGGGCGAAGGCGGCGGCACGATCGAACCGTATACTGCTGCTGACGATGACCTCTGGGCGGCCGAAGAAACGAAACGGCTGCGTGAGTTCGCCGAGTCCATAGGCGCGAAGGTGGAAGACGATGGCGGAGCCGATCAAGATTGGCCGGGGCCTGCAGGACGTCCTTTCTAAGGCACAGTCCGAAGGGTTTCAGTCCCTCGCGCCTCAGCAGCAGCTGGACGAGCTCGACGGGATGCTGGCCGCCACCGAACTGAAGCGGGTCGACGACGAGAAGCTGGCCGGTCTGTCGACGTGGGTGAACGACCTGTACACGAAGGCGAAGAACGCGCGCTCCAGCTTCGAGCAGCAGTGGTACAAGAACATGGACATGGCGCAGGGCCGCCAGTTCACGGAGTGGGACCCGAACCAGAAGAAGATGGTGGAGCAGGCGAAGCTGCCGCACACCCCGCGCATCGTGGTGAACATCATCGAACCGGTGGTCCGCACCGAGATCGCGAAGACCGGCTCCAGCCACCCGACCGCCACCGTCAGCCCCCGCTCCACCGAGGACGAGGACATTCAGGCTGCCGAGGCCGGCGAAGCGGTGTGGGAGTGGTGGTACGACCAGGTCGACTTCCAGACCAGCGTGTTCGGTCCGGCGAACTGGTGGCGCGCACACACCGGCAACGGCTTCATCAAGACGTTCTACGACACCGGCTGCGAGGACGAGGCGGCCACCGCCGCCGCACAGCAGGCCGCCGACGAGCAGGCTGCGATGCAGGCCACCATCTCCCCCATCCCGACGGCATTCGGCGCGTTCGGCTCCACGACCACGCCACAGACGGACGGTGTCTTCCCCGCAGCGCCGTCCGACGGCGTCGCGGCCCCGACAATGGCGTCGACGGCCGCGGCGCCGGTGGAGCCGGTGAAGGGCAAGATCTCCGCCATCGCGGTGTCGCCGTTCGAGCTTTTCGTCGGCAACCTGATGGAGGTGGATCTGCAGAAGCAGCCGTGGATCATCCACGCCTACGTCATCTCCATCGACGAGGCGCTGCTGCGCTATGCCGACTACGTCGACGACAAGGAATGGCGGCCTACCGCCACCCAGAAGACGATCCTGATGGACCCCAGCCATCTCGGGATGCGCTCATCCGAGTCCACCGATTCGGATTCGACACTGGTGAAGGAGCTCTGGGTGCGCCCTGGCGCGTCGAAGCGGATGCCGCAGGGCGGCCTGGTGGTCACCGTCGGCGACACCGTCGTCGGCCTGTCGAAGGACGGCATGCCGTACGACCACAAGAAGTACCCGTTCGCGCACATCTCCGGCATCGGCACCGGCCAGTTCTACCGGCGCTCGGTGATCGCCGACCTGATCCCGCTGCAGAACCAGACGAACCGGCAGTTCGCGCAGGGCATTCAGAACTTCAACCACCGGATCTCGCCGCGCTACTGGTACGACGAGGGCTCGCTGGATCCGCGACGGGTGACGACGAAGCCGGGGCAGATGATCCCGGTGCGGCTGGGCATGAACCGGCCGGTCGCGATCGAAGTGCCTGACCTGCCCGGCTCGTTTGGCGACCTGCTGGACCGGCTGGCGTCCGCGAAGGATGACATCTCCGGTCAGCACCAGGTGTCCAGGGCCACCTCGCCCGGCGCGGACACGGCGGCGTCGGCGCTGTCCATCCTGCAGGAGGTGGACGACAACTACCTGTCGGAGACGTACGACTCGATCGCGACCGCCATGCGCAGCGTCGGCCGCCAGATGCTGTCGCTGGCGGTGCAGTTCTGGGACGTGCCGCGTCTGGTGAAGATCACCGGCGCCGACGACGTGGTCGACGTGCAGACGCTTGACGGCGCCGATCTGGTGCACGGCACCGACCTGAGAGTGGATGATGCGAGCGCTCTGCCGCTGTCGAAGTCGGCGAAGATCGCCACCATCACCGACTGGATGGAGAAAGGCTTCATCTCGCCGCAGGTGGGTATGCAGGCGCT